CTTGGCCCCCAACGATGATGTGAAAGTCTCCACCTGTGATACCATTATTAAACCCGCCGGCGATCACACTGTGATCAGAACCCGCTGCAATGGAGCCGTATTGGCCGCCGCCGATGAATGAGTAGTCCGCAGCACTGCTGTTAAGATATCCATTGACCACCGTAGCATATTGTGCTGTCCCTGTAATTGTGTTCGTATTACCGCAGACAATCGCGTTCTTCTGTCCTGTTGCAGTTATGTTGTTGTTGTACCCACCGACTACCACCGACTCCTGGGCACTACCGCCAATATCGTTAAGTCTTCCCGCTCCAATAAATCCATAGAGTGCTGCACTAACATTAGTGCTGCCACCGCCAACAAAAGAGTTGGTCTGTGATGCGACGTTCGCCGTTCCACCGCCAACAAAAGAGTTGGTAGCTGATGCGGTATTCGACGCACCGCCAGCCACGCTCGCCAGCGTGCCGGTGACCGTATGTCCTGTGCCAATAGACAATGTGCCTTGAACGTCCAGCTTTGCCCCTGGAGTCGCTGTGCCTACGCCGACGTTGCCAGACGTACTGCAAAGGTGAACGTCCCCTTTGACCGTTTCCAGTGCAGTGAAGTTCTCGTTGCCAGTGATGCCGCTGTAGGTAACATCAATATATAGTCCGTGAGAATTGACGTGCCGCTGACCAGTATAAGACGGGTGGATGGTCAACATCGTCTGGTTAGACGCAACGTCATGCCCTGCGGTGGCTGTGAACGACGGCGTTATGGTTGCCAGTGCTCCCGTTGCTCCGACTCCCACGCTGTGCGTCACCTGCGGGGCAATTTGAAAATAGGTGTAGGGTGAATTATTTCCAGAGTTGTTATCAGTGATCGTCGGCCTGATCCGAATCGTCGGACTGCCCGCTGTGAACACCGAGAAGGTCTGCGACTCGTCCAGGTTAATCAGCGTCTGTTCTTCTGCCTCGATGTCGATCAGATAGGCAGGAGTCGCCGTGCCGATGCCAACATTCCCCCCGTTCTCTATGTGCATCAACGTATCATTGTTTGCGTTATTTCTGAACTCATAACCTGATGATCCTGCTTGAAATCTAAAGTAACCTGGAGAGTCATGTCTGATGTACCCATTGCTACCACCAAAAGTTGTGATGCCATTTATGTCTAATTTTTGAGCAGGAGTCGTTGTGCCGATGCCAGCATACCCCGTTAATCCATCCACAAAGAATGTGTTGGCGTCTACGCTGGACTCAATGCGGAAATCCGTATTTCTCCCAAATTCGTTGATCACCACTTCGGCGTCTCCGAACCTAGCAGCCTCTAGTCGATTAGCTATCACGCCAGCAATGTTCACCGCAGGGAGATAAAAACCTGTCTCATCGCCGTTGGTCAAGTCTAGTGCGATGGATGGTGCCGCCAACGCTCCAGCGTAGGTTGTGGCTATCTTGTACGTGGTGAGTTGCCCGCCCGAAGACATCGACAGATAGCCAGAAACACCAAACTCCATCTGAAAAATACCGGCATTGTCTACTGCCATGTACAACGGGCTTGTGCCGTAATAGTTGGTCAGCTTCAAACCGGCACCATCGGCATTGGCTACCGTCGATGCGTTCTCCACAGCGACGGATGACAGGTTTACCCCGAACACTTCAAACTTCTCAGTAGGAACTGCTCCAATCCCGACTTCACCTGCAACTACGAATACTCCGCTGCCCGCCTGAAGTAGCTTGCCCGTTATGCCGTCAAACGTGGGTACTTCGTTATCAGTAGAAGTTCCAGGATGGATTACAGGATGAATTGGCATAACACATCCTCATTTTTACAGGTGTATAATTTGCTCATTTGTGCCTTTTTTCAAGTTATCTTCTGCCCAAAGAGGCTGCAGGTTTGTATAATGGAAGCACTCTTCTTGTTCGTCACGGTTGGACAAGTCAAAGCTGGCACATGGTGTAACGTGATCAATGTGCCAATTGCCATAGTTTTCCCAACTCATCCCATCTTGAAATCTCAACTCTAGGTGTGCTTTAAGGTGCTCTATGTCACATCCGAGGAGATTAAGTGTTGTGTCTGATTTGGCTAGGCCGACTACGGCCTTGTAGACTCTAGCTCGAAGATTGCGTGTTATTTTATATTTTGGATCTGTAGCTCTACGCTCTTTGTCGCGTTTTCGAGCCAGCTCGTTAGCTCTATCTTTATTGTCTGCACGCCACTGTTTGCGATAAGCTCGAACTTTTGCTTTGTTTTCGGATACGTATTTTGTATTAAGTGCCGCGATTTTCTCTTTGTTGTTATCGCGGTACTCTTTGTTTCGGTCTAAAACCGCCTGTTTGTTGTCTTCATAGTATTGTTTTTGTTGGGCGGCGATCTGTTCTTTATTCTCTTCGTAGTGCTGTTTTTTCTTGGCGTTAATCACATCCCTATTTTTTGACCTATGAGCCTTGTTTTTCTCAGCTATCTTTGTCTTGTTTTGCTGTCCGTACTGACTCTGATATTCTTTTTTACACGAGATACATTTACTTTCATATCCGTCTGACATTCGCTTATTCTTGTAAAAACAAGACTCATCTTTATCCTGTTCGCATACTTTACACTGTTTCATACAGTTTCCTTTTTACTTTTCCTATAAAAAAAGGGGAAGGAAGGATAATTCCAACCTTCCCCTTTGGGTCTAGCTATTCTTCTCTTGGTAGTTTAGAAGCTTCCAAGAATGCAGTCACGACTATCGAGGGCAGCAAAACCAAGCCGTGCCCAACCATAATACCCATCAAGTCCTTCACGGTGAAGGTTTGCGTCGTTGAACATTACAACGTCCTTTCGGATTGGCATAACGAATGAGTTAGACTCTGGTCGAAGGTCCATACCAACGACTAGCTCAACATCTCCACCTGTAGCGAGCGAGCCGCCTAGGCTAGACGTGAAGAAGTCCTGATATTCCTGACCTTCACCAAGTTCGTGGAGTGGGTGCAGATTAACACCGAAGATTCGAAGCAGCTTATCTCCACCGTCACCGGCGTTATAAATCTGGTTTCGGGTAACTTCGTCGATCTGATCGATACCCCAGTTACGAATGTCTTCTTGACCTTCAAGAGACAACGCAAGGTCGGTAAGAATCTTCTTGATAATAGAAGTGGAATTACCACCACCATTACGAGCGAAAACAGTCTTCATAAGAGAAACCAGTCTCTTGGTGAACTGTCCAGGGTTAGCGTCCGCATCGTAAACCAAGATATTTCGGTCAGCACCCGCTCCGAGGATTGTGTGCCATCCGTCATCATTGATCTTCTTATCGAAGCCAGCCTTCATTACCTGAAGTGCTCGTCGAACAACGAACCAGTTAGCGTCTTCAGCGTAATCGAGCGACCAGTCAATTGCCGAAGCAATCTTATAAATCGGTACGGTTACGAAGTCGCCTTCGATCTGTCGTCTAGGAATCTTACCAACAGAAGGCATCGTGTACGCCTTGTGGAGGTGCTCAGTTCCTGGAGCAAGGAAGTCGATAGGGTATTTAGCGTCACCACCCGAGTTGTCCACTTGGAACAAGCCTCGAACGATATCACCGCTCATAACACCCTGTCTCAGGACATCAGAAAGGGCCTGAGCCATCTCCAATTTTCCACCGTCAGACACAGCTTTATCTGTGCTAGCAGTAGCCTGTAGAATACGTAGAAAGTGCTTTTCACCTTCGTTTACTTTAGTGTTCGCCATTATTGTTTCTCCTAGTTAACGTTAATCTGAACTTTGATGAATCCGTCTTCGTCAGCAGTTCCGAGGAAATGACCAACCTTTGGCGTATTATCAACGTGAACAGCCGAAACGGTGTCTGTAACATACCCGCTCTGAGTAACGTACGCAGTATCACCAGCAGATGGCGTAGCACCTGGGAAAACTCTGTCAGTTGTCAGAACACACTGGTCTCGAACAGTAACTTTACCACCAGTTTGAACTTCTTGTTTGTGGACATTAGCATCCCGAGTTGTCAAGTCGTAGTTAACTACGTCCTGCATCAGAACACCAAGTGGTCGCATACCCGAAGGTTCAGCGGCGTACGTAACAACTGCAGCACTATTGTCAAGTGCAACACCTGATCCAGCAGTTAGGATACATACGATACCGCCTCTTTCTGCAGTCGTGTCGTTGCAGAAAAAGTCGATGTGTTCCAGTCCTTCGTAGCTACGGTCTAGTCTTAGAGCCATTATTGTCTCTCCTATTTAATGCTTGCAGTAAGAAAATCAGAAACAGTGGCTCGAACCTCTTCGAGATCGACTTCGTCTTCAGTTCCCTGTAGACTAGCCTCTGTCTTTTCAATATCATCGTCGTCGATAACTACTTCAGCTTCCGCTTCGTCAGCTTTAGCGTCATCGTCTTTCTTCTTCTTCTTTTTGTCGCCATCTTTGTCATCATCGTCGTCTTCACCCTTTTTCTTAAAGGGAACGAACTTACCCGCTAGGGCACTAACAAGTTCAGCAAACACTTCTTCATCAGACTTGATAAACTTCTCAACCAGTTCAAGTGCCTTCGCGTCTTCAACTCCAGCTTTCGCCAGCTCTGAAAGTCGTGATGCCTTAACTGCTTCAAGCTTAGAAGCCTCAATTTTCGAAGTTAGATCAACCACAGATGCTTCTGCGGTGTCTTTAGCTGTCTTAAGCGTAGCAATCGTTTCGTCTTTTGCTTCACTGTCAGCTTTTACATCAGCAAGCTCTTTAACTAGCTCATCGTTCTTCGTCTGAACCTTTGTCATAGCTTCTGTTGTGTCTTTTTTCTCAAGATCAGAAAACCGAGCAAATAGCTCATTCTTTTCAATATCTTTCGCTTCAATAGATGCTTTGGCAGTTTTAAGGTCTGCTTTCAGCTCATCGAACTCTTTCTGTAATACGTCGCTCATACCTGTCTCCTGTATGGAAGCCGTAACTCCACTAAATTGTTTGGTCGCACTAAAAATGATACTGTCTGCATTAGCAGGATTAGTAACTAAGCCTTTACCTGAAAAAGTAAAGTTTCGCAATACTCGCCCAAGCTTGTGCCCTTGAAACTCTCCCGAACCACCGTAGGCTCGAAGGTGTTTTGTCAAGAACGCCGTATCCGCTGCTCTCGCGATAATTTTGTCTTCGCCGTTAGGCGTGATAACACCATAGTCAAATTTACTGAAGAGGCACTCCATCGACACAAACCACTCACCAGCACTAATCTGGGCAATGATCTTGTCCATTCGCTCTTGACGCTCATCATTTGTCCAATGATTGTAAAGAACGGAGCTTACAACAATGTGAAATTTATCAGGGATGTCCTCACCCGTCCACACCTTGTTGTTCTCGTCGAAAACCTTAGATGCTGTGATATGTCCGATAATATCAGACTCGTCGTGCATATAATTGAATTGTTTATCAACGGGTGTTGCTCTAGCATTCCACATATCTACCGGATTGAAAATGTCATCGTTTTTATTCCAGCCTACGCTGGCGAGTACACTATCCAGATAGAACAGATCCATTTGATCTGGGTTGGACGCTTGTGCTAGCTGAATCGACTCTGGAAGATCAAACTTCTCTGTCGAGCTTGCTATGGATTTAAATGCTAGCACATTGTTTTTTAGGAGCGGCTCTAAACCATCTCTTTTCTCTGAATCAAATACTGGGAATTGCATGGTTAAGCCTTTCTAATAATAAATACAGTTTTTTTCAGAAAGCATGTAAAAAATTTTATCTTTTTTGTTATTTTCCCAAGATTATATCTTCAGTCCTAGTCTCGTGTTAGGGAAACAGCGTAAATATCCTTGATTTCGTCAATAGAAGGGTCTTTACCATTCTGGTCTCTAAACTCGCCAATTAAAGCCTTGGCATCAGTATACTTAGGATGATCACCATTTGCCAGAGCGACCTTTACGCTATCTGGTGTCACGACAAACTTCAGTTCACGGGTATCATTAAGATGAGCTAGACAATGGAACTTTAATCGCTCCATATTCAGGTATTCGTCTTTCGTTAGTTTTCGTAGATTATCCTTACCCAGTGATTTTAGATAGCCGGGATTAATGATCTTGCTGATTTCCTGATGAGCGTCTTGACACATAATAAGGTCAGTTAGGAAACCAACACTACGTGGTTTAACGGTCTTCTTCTTACGGGGTCCACCATCCTTAGCGTTGAACGGTCTACCAGCGTCACCCTTGGGTTTATTGGCAATCTCTACTTTTCCGTTCTTTTCGTTATTTTCCTGATTAATCTCAATCATAGTCTGATCGCCCTCTTTTTTATCCTGGAGGTCGACGCCTAGTTCACCCGGAGTAACAATACCGTTATTAAGAGCAATCTTCTTAAGTTCGTGCTCTGGCTGTGGATTATGGTATGGACTAGCCTTATCTGGAATAGATACACCACGACTCCGTGATTCTCGGTTAATCTTGAACTGCTCAATTTCTGGATCGAACCCAAAAGTAGAACGAACAGAGTCAGCAGAAATCAAATCTCGGTCTACTAAATCGATAAGTAGGGACTTTTCAGCAGCTTCATCTGATAAAGCATTATGAGTAAAGACAATCCGTGGCACTCCAGAGAAGCCCATTGATCTCATTACTTGAGAAAGTTGCCCCTCCCAGAACTCTGTTAATACGTCACGACCATACTGTAATCTCTCAACCAGCGTCTTAATAGAGATCATATTATTAGTCATGCCACCACCACCACCAGCACCACCGGTCATAGTAGGCGGAATTCCCAGTCCAGCATAGATTAAGGTTAGAATAGCCTCATACTTCTCTTTACCTAGGAATTTGTGTACTTCTGTATTACTCTCAGTGAATGACAGCTCTGGACCCCAAACAAGGTCGATAACTCCACCACCATTACGATTAGATAGAATTCGACGTACCTTATTAATAGCCTCACGATTCGGGAAGATGTTGTGCTCAAAGCTACCCAAGCTCCACAGACGGATATTGGAAATAGCACCATCAAGGGCCGAAATATCCGCAAGCTGAACCTTATCAAGCATCATGAGTTCATTCATGATAGCGTAGGTCATTGGCTTTGCCCAGAGATCCCAGTCGTCCTTCTTATAGTAGTAGTCGAATACTCGATCTTGGTCTAGCTCAACAATACCTTTATCTAGGCGTTGAGTCGTTGTAGCGTTCTCGCCAGTGAAAATATTCACCCCGCTTAGCTGATCCTCTGTCGTGTTCAGAAAGAATCTGTCACGATCTGTACTCAGATGGCTACCAACCTTCTCAATAGACATAGGATTATGCAGGATATACTGTCGTGGGATATCATTCTTCTTCACTGGATTCTCAATGAAACCAATAGCTTTCCATCGCTGTTCCGTGGATTTCTTGATTTTGCCGTTGATCTGCTCAATCACCACATTTCCAGTTCGGTAGAACTGATTAGAGATACGCTCAGTAACGTGCGAACCTCTCACCATACGATACCACTGTCGTAGAAACTTCTCTACTTTTTTGTTCCGGTGGATAATCGTAAGACCTTTGGACGCAAAATCCCCCATCAGGTCAACCGTGTTCTTCAAAATACCCACATTATTGTAGGCGTCGTCACACATCTTGATAACTAACTTAGGCTGCTTTTTGACTCGTTCCGAGGGTCTAAAGTAGTAATAGTCGTTCTTTGTGTATTCACTACCCACATGAACATCCGAGTCCTCATTGAGGAACTGACGGTTGCCCTGTGATCTCATCGTGTTTTGTAGGTTATTTCGAGCTGTACCAAACTCCTTGATAACTTCTGCGTACTCTTTGCGGTACTCTTTTAGTTCATCAGTCATACTGTTCTCCTATTGAATTGGACTATACTAATAAATACAGAGTTTTCCGCACAAAACGTGAAAAATTTAATCATAATCCCTATATGCGTCTGTTAGTTGATTATTCGCAACGTCGTTCCCATAGTACATTGGCCCAGACCCTTTCTTGGAATTTCCAGCAAAATCCCCAATGTGTGGGCGAATCTTAACTGTGTCGTCGTTCTGGATGATGCGTGCGGCCATGTTTGCGATTACGAGAGATGAGTACCGGTCTTTCTTCTGACGGCGTTTAGAGCCATTGGTGACCTCCTCGGGCGTGACAAATTGCTCTCTGCCCGCCGTAGTCTGTTTCATCACAATTGTGCAAAGCTCATCCTTCAGAAGCTCAACCTCTTCTACACAGTCCTGAATAGTGTCAACCACCCTATCTTCCAGCTTGTCTTGCTCAATGGCCAACCCTAATGCTAGGGCGTCAAAACTTGGAAAAATTAGTTCCTGTTCTTCCATATCCTTCTTCATCCCATGATTTGCGGCAGAAAACCACTTAGCGTCCGCAAAACTAGCCAGCTCCACAATATGATGCCCCTCTCGACGATCTGAGTCTTTTGGTTTACTGGGGTCACGCACCTCTAAAATGGCTCTCTCATACTCTTTCATGTTGCCCTCGTTCTTAAAGGCTTCAATCACAGCGTAGCCACCCCCCTGCGAGTCAATAATAATATGCTCAATATCGAACCTCTCCATTAGATCTCGAACCTTACGATTTACGTAGCTGTAGAAATCATGTTCCTCAACCAACTTACTCTTAAGGCGTGCCTGATGGTTCTTTCTGGTAGTGGTCCAGGAGTATACAAGTCTACGATGTCCCTCTCTAAGTTCCAGAAGGACTATTGAGAAATTATCGTTCTCAGAAGCCGGATCAATACCCATAACGTATTTTAGTGCTGGGTCACCATAAATTCTAGGCTCGAAATAGCAGTCTTCTTTGTTCTTGTAGATTTTGCCGAGATGAGCAATACATGATTCTATAAGGGTTCTACGGAAGAAGCCGTCTGAGTCTGCACTGAATACAGCCCCGTACTCATTTTGGAACACCCCCTCATTAATAGATCCTCTTGTCCTAGCTACCTGACCCATATCCATAAAATCCGCAGGAATTAACTCTACGGGCAACCTAATAATA